ACCTTTTTTTCTTCTTTTAGAATTTTTTAATCTTTGTTTTTCTCTTTGTTTTTTATCTGTCCAGTATAAAATAGTTGCTTGTGATACATTAAAATGTTTTGCAAGATCATCTAATGTTTTTCCTTGATTTCTAAGGACATTAATTTCTTCAATGTCCCTAGAATTTAGTTTGTATCTCTTATCAATAGAGATTAATTTATTATTAATTGTCATTAATTTATTAACCCTGATAAAGAAACAGAATAAGGTTTTCCATCAACCCATTCCATATAATAACCAGTAGCATCACCACCTTTAGAGTTATACTTTTCTACTAGTTTATTATTTAGATTAAATAAGGCTTGAAGATATTTTTTCTTCTCGCCAATTATTTCATCATTTTGTACTTTTTCCCAAAAGCTAACAACCTCTGATTTAATTGCTTCCATTGTAAATGTAAGAGCAAATTCTGAAGGTCTTCCATAATGTTCTTCTAATTTAATTATGTCCATTATATCATCTCCCAGTTTTGATTAGTTTCTTTTGAATAAGTTTTAACTGATAGATTCCAAAGATTCCAAGCATCAGAATTATTTTTAAAACCATATTCATTTGCAAAGTCCATAGATGAACTATGTTGAATTGTAGGTCTTAATCCATATTTTTTTAAAATATTTACTAGACCTTTTACTGTTCCTGAAGTTTTAGTAGCAGCACCAACAGAAACTTTTATTTTTCCATTAACAGCTTCTAAAAACTTTATTTTTTTATTTAACATTTTTTATCTCCTATTTAGTTATTTAGTTAATAGAGATATTATATATTATTATAAAATAATAAAAACAATTATTTTAATTAATTTGTTACGGAACTAAAGGCTTATTTAACCTATTTTTTATTAATTAGGTATCTAGCCGAACTTTCTTCTGTTATTCGCATATCTTTTAAAGCAATTAAATTATTATAATAATCTTTAGAAAGGGTAAAATCCTTTTCAGCTTGTGTATAAGCTATTAACCATTCCTTATATTTTGTTTGTCTGTATGCTTCATCAGTTAATTCAGTTTGACTAATCTTATCGTGGTTTAATCTTAGTTCGTTTTTAAGTTTAGCCAATATAATCTTTTCAGACTTTTCTAATTTTCTATATCTAAAAAGTGTTTCTGCTTTTTTCTCTGATGCTTCTTGTAGTTTATTAAATGTATCTTCTGTGTTTAATACAAAAGTTTTATGATTGTCCATGTTTTCTCCTTTTTTTTGTTATTACTTAAATTTAGAGTACAGCTTTCTTAATCAACTATTAATAGTTTCTATTAACTCTAAATATTTTTAATTAGAACTTATTTAATATTATTATTACTATTATCAGTTCTAACTATTTCTCGTTGTACTCCACGATATTCACTAGCTTTTTGACTAGCGATTGGAGTTACTTTTCCAAAAGTTTGTATGCTTTTAACATACTCATTATGCTTTTGGTCAAGTGTATCAACGAGTAGTCTTATTTTCTCGTTTAACATCTTTTTCCTCTATGGTTGCCCTTATACCATTTGGCAAACTTTTTGATACCTCTATAATAAAGGGTTCAACTTTTTCTTCACTCTCCCATTCGAGAGAATTAATAAATTCATTGTTATCATATTTCCATAGTTTTATCAAGTATTTCATTACAACCTTTAATAGAGTATATGGGGCAATAATATTTATATTATTTAACCCCACAAATACCATACTAAAAGTTGATGTCGTCATCAAGGTAATTATTATCTTGTTGTGCAACTTGTTCTTTAGTTGGATAATTAATATCTCTATTAGAAACACCACCTTTATCTTCTCTAGGAACATGATTTGATATTTTCAAATGTGGGTTTGGTTTTCCATCTTTTTGATTTGTGGAATTACCCCAAAATGTCATATCAATTTTAGTTCCTGCTTTAATGACTATATCTTCTTTGACAGTAAATCCATTCCAACTAAATGTAGGTGCTTTAGGATTATCACTCTCAACTTTATAAACATTAAAGTATATTGGTTTCTCTAGCATTTTTTCCTCCTTTTTTATTGTTTGTTTAACATATTCGTCATATTCTTTACGAATTTCTTTATCCTTTTCAAATGTATCTTCATAAGCTATTTCTTTATTTAGTTTAAATTCAAGATAGCTAATAAGCATTTAATATACATTAGAACCCGAGTACCTTTTTTTCTTTTTAGGCTCTAAAAGAAGTATTTTTTTATTAACTATTTCAATTTTTTCCCAAATGTCAGTTTGAAGATTGACTAACGCATCTCTTTCTCCATAAAGCCCACATCTAAGTTTAAAAATTTCAAGTTTCTTTTTATCATTCGTAGTATTATTAACTACTATTTTAGGTTTATCTGTCATTAGCTAAAATCACTCATTTGTTGTCTTACTTTATCCCAAGGGTTTTCAGTAAATTTTTGGAAATAAAACTTACCACTACTTTCTTTTGATTGACATTTAACCCAAATACTAGGTAGATCATATAAATGCCTACCTATACCAAATGATACTGCTGCTCTTTTTAATGAATCTGAAATAGCACCTTTATCAGCTTCAAACTGTGTATCTCCTGCACCATCAGATCGCCATACCCATTTATCATCTAGGAATAAACCTAAATGGCAAATAGTTTTAGCACCAAACACTTCATGTTTGCACTGCCAACCAGAACCCATAACTTCATTAAGTCTATCTTGAACTTGACGAACATTAATGTAAGCAAGTGCCATTCCTGCAGTTCCATCTCTAGTTAATCTTTGAACTCTCCATTGAATATCTTTCTCTGGAAATTTTTGAGATAATTTAAACATTATATCTTCTGTTTTATTTACTGATATTTTTGCCATACTTTTTCTGCCTCCTGTTTTATGTTAAGATCCCACGCATAAGGGTTAGGATCGGTATTTAAAGGAGTAATTTTAATTGCCTCCTCTAAATTGTTATTACACTTTATAATATAATTCTCTAAAGATTTAAAGTGATTAAATATTTCTTTATAGCCATTTTCTATATCGCTTTCATTTAATTCATAAAACATTGTTTTTTTTGGTGTTGCGTATAACAATGCAGTAGGTTTATTATATAATTTTGAATATAAAGCCTGTTGTCTTAAATGATCTGCTTTCGGATAACTTGGCATTCTCATTGTAGATTTAGCATCAACAATAATATTTTCAAATTCAAAATCGGTAAAACATCTAATTGGATATTTTAATCCATCTAGTTTTTTAACCATTTCTGCTTGATAGCCTACTATATTTCTTAATTGCCTTTCATATAATACTTTTTCAAATTGTTTAGCACATTCAATAGCATTATCTATTTCTTTTTCAGCATCTAAATATTTAAACTTTTTAAATCTATGTTTAATTAATTTAGCAAATGCCTTATCATCTCTTTGTTGCATACCTCTTTTAATTTTATAGTAAGTACCAAACTCTGATAAATTTCCTCTTGTCATAGCAGGGCTACTAGGACTTCTTAATTTTAATCCATAAGTACATAACCATTCACAAGGACTTTTAGAAAATTTAGTAACTGAACTAAAGCTATGTTTAAAATCTTCTTTAATGATTTCCATGAGAAAACTCCTTTATTATTTTTTTCTTAACTTTTTCAAGCATTTCATGAAAAGATTTTTCTTTTTCTTCATTATTATTTATATTTATAAAATCATTAGAAACTACTGTTAAAAAATGATCTATGTGCATATCTCCAAACCTAATATTAGCTTTTTTAGAATCGGAATATCTTGTTTGATTTAAAAATTCCAAAGTATCAGAACGAATTGCTCTTTTATCAACAATACTTTGTAACTTTAATATTTGATCTAGTGTCATTACTTATCTCCTTTTCCTGTTATTATTTTTGCTCTAAATGTATCTAACCACGCATTATGTTCTCTCCATGTCTTGTGAGGTTTAGGTTGTTTTTCTTTAGCCCATATTTTTTTCATTTCTTCTTTATGCTCTTTCATAGAATTACCAACACCCTCCCAAACTTCTTCTTTTTTAATCTTCTTTTTTTTCAGAGGCATTATAATATCCTGTATGAGTTTTTAAAACTTCTACATCATCAATTAATATAGATTGAACTTTGTTATTAACTTTCATCAAAGATTTTAATTCTTCAATTTCTTCTTTTGCAGAAGTTATTTCTTTATCAAATAATTCTTTTTCTTCGTTAGTAAGTTGTAAAGCCATGTTTCTCCTTTTTTGTTATGTTTTAGTTATATATTATTTGAGCTTAAAGTAAAATTATTTATTCATTTTCCTCCTTTTCTTTAATTTTAGCACCCTCTGGTAATTGTACTGTTAAATTAACTTCTTCTAATTTAAACCCATCTAACACTCTATCTAGTAACTTTTTATTAGCATTGGAACTTGTGTATCTAACATTAACATTACTCATATATTCACTATATTTTTGCATCTTCTTACAAACTTCCATAGCAAATTTTATAAGTTTATCAAAGTGTTCTGGATTTAATTTTGCACTTTCTGAATTAGTATCAATAGCCCTTAATGTATTTTTAATTTCATCAATTAAGCCTACTGTATATTCATCTCCCTCTATTCTATTAATAAATTTATTAAGATGACTTTGCAATCCACTTAACTGTGTTGCTAATAAACTTTCATTTTCCTTATCACTCATGTTGCTCCTTTATTTTTCTGTTATTTTTTTTATTAGTCTGCCAATTTCATTATCTTTTTCCATAATTTCAATTTGATGATTTTCTTTTTCAATAGCCATATTTTTTTTTAATTCATATATTTTTTTATCCAATTTTAAAATATGAATCCTTAAATCGCCATTTGTTTGTCTGTGTATTTTTTCTAAACCATCTAAATTTTTAACTTTTTTGTTAAGTTCATCTATTTGTCTAGTTAAATCTAAAGAACCTCTATCATCTGATATAGGAACAACTTCATTTTCATAAGTTTTATCTTCATCTAACATAATAAATTATACCATAAATTATCTTAAAATAGAATACCCATAATCTTCCATACATTTTTTAACAAATACTGTTTGGTCAGATATACCAAGTGTTTTAATTATTATACCAGTATTTTGACTGTGAATATATCTACAAGCCTGTAAATCTTTCCAATAATTTCCTGCAATAACATCTCCATTATGTTTATCTTTAGATGTTTCTGGATTAATTAAAGGTTTATAGGTAGAGCAATTTGTTAAAAATAAACAAAATATTATTATTAATAATTTATTTATCATCTATTGCTCCTTGTTGCATTTGTTTTAACCAAGCCACACAAGATTCATTGCCACCTATTGACATAAATTGTGTAGGATCATTTGTTTCAAAAGTATGGCATTTAACCACCTCTTTACTTGCTTCTCCATATTCATCAAAAAATTGTTTTGCACAGTCTTGTAATGTATCTCCAGTAAAGGATTTACTTCTACCTGTTAGTGTTATTTCTAATTGTACCATATTGTTCTCCTTTTTTTGTTATTTTTGGTTTCCACACATTAACAATCTTTGATTTAATAGGCTTATTTTTTTTAGCCAATTTAATTAAATTAAAGACATTAATCTTTTTCAACATTTTGCTCCTTGTTAATTTGTATAATTGGGTGATGTTTTTGATTCCACATTTCTACATCAATAATTTCTAATACATCTCTAGGATTAGTATTAAAAAATACACAACATTGTCTAAACTTAAATAATCCCAAACCATTAGCACCACTTTCATACTTTTGAACTTGCTGAAAACTTACTCCAAGATGTCTTGCTAATTTAGTTTGCGTGACTACCATTGTTCTACCAGTTAATGGATTAATTTTTGTTTTTGATAATCTAGTTCTTTTTAACCATTTACCAACTTCTTTTTCAAATAAAACTTGTTCTTTTGTTCTATCAATTTTATTATTTAGATTTGTCATCTTTATCCTTTTCCTTTTTAGTTAGTTTATCAACTTTCTTTTTTAATTGTACTATTGTAAATTTAGGCTTTTTAATTGGTTGTTTATTAAGATCAGGGAAGTGTTTATCCAACTCTGAATTACTCATAATAAAATGTGCATTAAGCATATTTATTGATTCTTTAACTTGTAGTATTAACTTTTGATGGTTTTCTATATCTTTCATATAAGCAGTCATAGAAGCAAACCAAGTTTCCATATCTGCACGAACTCTTAATAACCTTTCATCAATATCGGTATTTCTTTTTTGTTTATTAAAAAGATTAATAACTAGTAATATAATTAATGTTACTATCAAATACTCCATTATTTAGCTTTCATATGTGGTTCTAGTATTATCAATATAGAGTTAGGCAAACTTCTTTTTTCTTTGTCTGCTTTTTCCTTGAGTATATCAAATTGTTTTTCTGTTACAGGAATCTGCAACATCTTCATTTTTTCTTTAGTTTTAGTGTTCATGTTTCTCCTTTTTTATTATTAGTGATTTTTTTATATTATTTTTAATTAAAAGTAAATAATTTTTAATAATAGAGATAGGTGGAACTAACACAGTCAGGAGATTGCAAGGATTTGCGTATCTGTTGAACTGCTGGGGTATTACTACTAACCAATTCCACCTATCAAGAATAGGAGGATTGATCACTCCTGAAAATTTTTTATACACTATATCACTTTTAGTTTCAAGTAAATCTTTTAGTGAGGAAGTATTCTCAAGGTTTAAGGAGCTAAAGAACTCCCCCACTATTCTATTTACATAGAATTTTATTTTAATTATTTTCAATAGGTACATTAGTTATTTCTAATTTATGTATATTATACTGATCTTTTTCATGACCATAAACATCAACTACTTGAAAAAAATATGCCCAAAACTTATTATCTGTTTCTCCAAAGCTATCATCATTTTGAAAACCTATTGTACCAACATAATTAAGTTCAAGATCAAGTTCATTAACTCTAATACCTTGCTCTCCTGCTATATCATTTTTATCAAGAGCAATAGTTATGTCAGTAATAATACCAAATCTATTACCGAAACTACCAGTATGATGTACTTCAACTCTATCTCCAACTTTTATTTTTTTATCTTTACGCATTGAAAACTCTTTTTTTTGTATTTTACTATAATCTGTAAAAATATTACTGCTCATTTTTTTTCTCCTTTTTTTTTAGTTTATCTAAACAATCATCTATTTTTTTTATATCATCTTGACAATCAACAATTACTTTTGATAAAGCAATTTTGTAAGAGTATAATTCAATTTTACCAGCTAGTTTTAAATCAAGTTTAATAGCCATTATTTTTTCTCCAGTTTAATTAATTGTTTTAATTGTTTAGTTGATATATTTCTTAATGCCCAAGATACTAAAGAAACATCAATGGCATAAGCATCTGATTCTGGTACTTCATTAATTTTTATAGAATCTGAAACAAGTTTTTTATGTTTAATAAATTTATCAATATTTGCTTTAGCCATTATTTACCACCAATATTAGTTTTTTTTCTTTAAGAAACTTATCAACATGACCACCCATTGAAACTTTAGGAGTAGTCTGTCTAATAGTTTTTACTTTAGGTATTAATTTTAATTCTCCAAAATCCATAAAGCCAAACATTGACTTATTATAAGTTTGAGAAAATAT